AGTAGGTCTTACTTGAACGCGAACCACCTTCATTAATAACAAAACGCACCCCTTTTTCTTGAAGTGCGCTCCAGTTCTTTTCGAATATGATTGTACTATTTATTTCCATTTGCTACGTTATAAGCGTTTAATAGCATTTGAAGTTGTCTAACATCCATTATAACTTGTGTTCGGTTTATAGTGACGCGCTCACCTTTCTTCTTTAGAATGAACGCTTCTACTACTTGACACATCTGGTCAACTTCCCTTATTGTCACCTTTGATTATGTTTATCTTAATTTCGTTTATCTCTTTGCCGTTTGTAGTGACGTCAGAGTTTTCTTTTAAGCCGTTTAACCTTGCAACGATATTGTTGTTATACTGACCTACTATCGCTCCTTCTATTTGGTCGTTTCGTATTTCTTCCTTAATGCGCATAACGATGGTTACGTAATCTTGAAAGTTATTCTCCAAGTTATACCAATATCGGTTTATATCTTTGTTATTTTTATTGCAGTAGGTTTTAAAGCCGTCTATTGTTAATGGTGGTATATGGTCTTCGTATACTACTCCTTTTACTGTTGCTTTTGGAATCCGTCTTATTCTACTTTTGCAGTCTATTGAATAGTGTTCAAAAAGGTTATATAGTTCTTCGGGACTATCTATGTTTCGGGGTTTTCCTTTATTAGCCATTTTTTACGTGTTTAAAAAATTCGTCTTCTGATATTTCTTCTATGCAGAATAAGTTAGGTTGGTCACTTAGATATAATAGATAGTGGTGTCCGTCTTTTTGTAGCTTGTCGCATACGTATTGACAATAGTTCTGCACGTCAACACCCGTGTCTATTAAAAAGAACCTTAAATCTTCGTTTCTCATCCTTGACCTCTATTTAGTTTAACGTATCTTTTACTTGTTTTTAGCTTTGAGCTTTTTGAGTGTTGCTTAGGTCTTTTCTTTCGTGTTTTCCTAAGGAACGCGCTTACGTTAGTTTGCTTTTTCATTTCTTATTTGTTCAAGTTTACGTTGCGCCCATTCTATTCCTTCGTCACCACCCCAAGCTAACCACATTAAACGACCGCATCCATCGCCTAATTCTTTGTCGGAGTTTTGTCTATGTCTTTCAAAGGCTGCCATTCTCGCAATAGTGTCCTCAGAAATAGCTTCTCCGTTTGCTAATTGGTTAGCTCTCATTTTACCTACAGGAGTACCGCAGTCACCCCATCCGTTTTCTTCTGCCCATCTTAACGCTATTTTTGCATTTTCAGTAGCTTGTTTAGGATAGTCGTTATAAGTTTCTGCGTATGCGTCTAAGAATTTACTCATTGATGTCATTCTATCGGTAGTCCAAACTGAATTACATACGGCATATCTTTGACTTGCATCCGGGAAAGTATTTACAGACTCAGGGTCTGCCATACATCTTTCCATAAACTCTTTACGTGATTCGTCACTTTTTGGTCTTGGCATTTCTTCTTCGTGTTTTTATAGGTTTAACTTCTTCTACAGGCGTTTCTTGTTCTATGCCTACATATTTTATCGTAGCATCTTCGAAAAGATAACCAAGTCCAATAGAAACGTAATAAGAATATTTAGTAGGGTCTATAGTAGCTACTACTATTTTGCGGTTCCCTAAGATTCCGTCTTTTTGTACGATAGTTTTATCTATGTATTCTAATTTAATCCTTTTCATAATTCTCTAATTCTAATGCTAATTTAAATAAACACCACAACACTATAAATAACCCTCCAAAAACACGGAATAACTCCATATGATTAAGCATTAAAGCAAAACCACCAAAGACGGCAGTAAAAAAAGCAAGTGTTGCAAGTAAATTAGCGTGTGTCATAACTATATTGAATTTCTTTTATGCCTTGTTTTATCTCTTTGATTAAGAAATGAGCAGCAGTCATTGAGATATTGAAGTACTGACTTAGTTCCTTCTGAGTAGTTAAGCCTTTGTCGTAATATGCTTCGAAGATAATTTGCTTAATTCTATCGTTTATACTATTTCGATATATCTCTATGATAGATTTTTTTAATATGTACTGCTCTTCTAACTGAATTTTCCATTCTAAATCCGTGTTTTCGCAGTCCTGTTGTTTTCCTTCTTCGATTGCCGTTACTCTATCGTCATTGTTTGACTGACTTGTAGACCATAAAACCTGGCATTTGATTGTGTTTAGAAGGTAAGATTTTACTTTTTCCTCACAAGCAGTATCGTCGTTTATGCTTAGAACGTGTAAATAAGAGTTGTTGATAACTGTGTCCGCGTCTATATGGCTGTTCATTCTTACGAGGAAGTAGTTTGTGTATCTTCTTACCTCGTCGTAATTACATTGTATGTACTTGTCAAGAACGGCTTTCATACCAAGTCCTAAAATCAGTATACCATACTCTACGCCTTACCGATTGACAAAAACATTCCTTGTCTTTTATTCCGGTTATTCTTTCTTTTATGGTGCGTAGCTTAATTAGATTCGTCTTTGCGTATCTTTTGGTTTCGTCGAGTGCGTGAATCTCGTTTATTAATGCCGTGTCAGAGTCTGTAAACATTCCGATATTATATAAGCTGTTAATGAAACTATACAAGCGTAGAATAGATTATGCGTAGCTAATAACGTAGTCCAAAACGATACACACTTCCAGCACCCGAATGCACTATGCAAATACATCGTTAAAGGAGTAATGGGTAAACGCTCAAAAGACTTGTCAATAAGGACTTGGATAGGCTCAAATGCCGTAAACCACCAACTCAATGCTAATAAACTAATCAATTCCACGACGTAAATATAATCATATTTTTTAAATACAAAAAAAACCCACTATAAAAGTGGGCTTCTTCCGTCTTGGTAGTATTGTCTACAAACGTACTTATCTATCTTTTGTAAGGTGGATAAACTTACGTCTTTTCCTTCTAAGAATTTGTCTAAGTTGTATTGGTGGAACTTTTCACCTTTTAACTTTATTTCTTGTACTATTTGGTTTCGTGTTTTTCTACGTAGTAACTCCTGAAGTAACCTTCGTAGAGTGTAATCGTCAATGTACATAACTAAAAGGGAAGGTCTTTGTTTATTACTTGCTCGGGTTTAATCCATTTACCTTGCGTAGGTTCTTCCGCCTTTTTGTAAGGCTCTGAAATCTTTACCGAAAAGTAAGTAGTTCCTTTTGCGCTTTGCTTAACCCATAACGCTATCTCTTTTTCTTGACCATCTACGTTAATAGTTCCTTTGTAGTCTGGGTGCGTGTCCGCCTTTTTCTCGTTTTTGAAGATTGCTCCTCCGTTTACTTTTGTTTCCATTTTTATTTATTTATTTGTTTTACTTTTTCTAAATATAGAACTGCATCCATAAGTTCTTCCTGTAGGTGTTTTAGCCATTCTAAATGACTTAATTCGTTTTCTTGTAGTGTAGTTCCATATTTCTTTATTCCACGCTCTGAACGCGCTCTAAATTCGTTTATTACTGATTCCACTATTTCGTCTTTTTGCATCTTATTCTGATTTAAAGGTTTCGTTGTAGTATTGTTCTGCACTAATGTTATCATCTCCATTACAATAAGCCTCTATTATCTGCTCTTTCTCCATTTCTTTGGCTTGTTCAATAAACTCTTTAAAATATGAATTAAATTCTTTACCATTTTTATTTTCTATTTGTTCTACCAACCATTCTACTGCTGTCTGTTTCATATCGTATCGAATAAGTTGTTATAGTAATCTCGTGCTAACTCTATCTTTTCTTGTATTTGCCATATTACTGTTTCGTCACGCTCTACTTTAAATACTTTGATTCGTCTTTCGTTAGGAATGTGGCCGAAGTTATGCTTCTTTTGTACAAAATCACGGATGTCTAAATCTTCGTCTATCTTATGCTGTTTCCAATGTTCTCTTCTTACTTCGTCTTCTACTATCTCGAAAGGTGTGTTCATTAAGCAATAACAAAGTAACGATTCAGTTTTTCCTGTTAACCACATATAACCTTGAAGCTGGTAGTAGTAGTCTTTGTTAGGAATTTCAGTATCAAAGAACGGGAACGTAGTAGCATCCCAAGAAGATTTAACGTCTAAAAGTATTTCATTCGTGTTTACGTCAGGCACACCGCTTATAAAGTCATTCTCGAAGCGTTCTTCATTCTTGTAAATAAAGCCTAAATCTAAAACATCGTTGACAAAACTAATAGCATCGTCTTCTACTTGGTTTCCTTTGTCTGTGTAACGTGACCAAAACTCTTTCTTAATTCCGTATTTGTGTTCTAAAACAAGTTCTTGAATATAAGTCTTAGCTGTTTGCGATAGGCTCTCCCCTTTGGTTCGGGGAGTAGCCATAAGTTTTCCGATTTGTGAACAACGTATCTTCATAACTCAGTAATTTGTTTAAGTTGTGACGCATCTAAATCAAAAGTTTCAATTAGCTTTTCTATTTGATATTCTCCGTTCTTAATTGCTTCGATAGCTTTGTTAAAACGTGCGTTATCAATCTTTGCTTTCTTCGCTTTAGGTTGTTCGTCTTTTAATTGTTCGCCACTTGCGTCCGTGTCTTTGTCGGTAACTAATCCTAATGCCGAAGATAATGCGTATCTACGGAAGTATGTTACACCAGAACCGAAAGACTGATAGTCATTCATTCCTTTTAACGCTACTTGTGGTATCTCAACCATTGAATCTAAACATTCTCCACTTTCTACGTGGAATACTGTTGTACATAGGTAAGTAATACCTTCTTTAGTGTTTAGGGTTTGAGTGAATCCTAATCCGTGTTTTTGTAGTAGTGGATTAATCACTTCAAAGATTTTAGGCAAATCCGCAAATTGGTAGCCATAACCATTTGCATTTTTTAAAATTACAGGACAATCCTGCTGAAATCCTGATAAAGATTTAAATAAATTTTTCATAGGTGTTAAATTAAAATTATAAGCAAATATAAGTATAATTATTATATTACAATATATTTTATTGTATTTTTTTTGCTTCTGAGATATTTAAAAGAGAATAAGTCTTTTCTACTTTAGATATTTTTTCAAACTCAGTTGTTTGTGGCATTCGTGAATCAGTAATCCAAGTAGGAATTATTTTTCTTAAATCAAAAGAATATATCCCTTTAGGAGTTGAATTAATGTATAATGGTATTTCATCTTTTTCTATGTACATTTTTATGAGATAGTAATATTTTGAACGCTCTATCATTAAAAAATCGTAATGCTTATTTCTGCATTTTAATTCTATCCTTGAATTATATTTAGACGAATAACAATCCCATTTAGAAAATTGTATTTCGCTTTTTTGTAAGTCAGAAAAGTAATTAGCTTTTAAATAATCGAACAAATCACTTTCCCTCATATTGTTTTATCTTTTGTTTATAGGTGTTAATTATTTCTTTTAGTTCTTCTATTGTAAACTTTCGTGTTTTGTTAGCTTCTAATTCTAATTTCTCATATTCGTCTTTTCCTATTTTGCTTATTAGGTAATATTGATAATTAATTAAATTTCCTGAAAGATATGTGTTACAATGTTCGCACTGGAGATGCACGTTCCTTTCGTCAAATCTTACCGACCAATGATTATTAGCATTCCAAAAGTGTCCCGCATTCTCTTTTTTTGGTGTTTTTTGGCAACTTATGCACACGTTACCTTTGTCTCTTAGTCTTATGTACTTATTAAAAGTCTGCTGCGCTAATTTTATGTAGTCTTGAATAGTTAGTAAATCGTTTTTCATTTTAGCTTTCGTCTTTTTCCATTGCTTGGTCTTTTCGGATTCTACCCAAACACGAACACACTCCTCGTTCAAACAATATTTTTGAAGAAAGCGTATAGGCTCAAATGGTTTTTTGCAGTTCTTACAACGTGACATTAAAATAGCTTTTGTTGGTTAGTATGGTTTTTAATTCGTTCCATCGCTTTATCAAAATATTCTTTATCTAATTCACAAGCTGTTAAATCAAAGCCATAATCGTGGCAAGCTATTGCTATTGAACCACTGCCTAAATGAGTGTCAAGAATTTTATCTCCTTGCTTTGCGTATTTATCTAAAAGCCATTTGTAAAGTTCTTTTGGTTTTTGAGTTGGATGTATTTTATTTTCTGCTTTTGTATTACCTTGCAATCCTCCATAATATTGAAAATCAAAACAATTTGCAGGTCTATCAAATGAAGACCACGCCAATTCTCCTTTTGAAAAATTATCAACGGGTTGATGTTTATACCAAAAAATAAAACCTTTACATCCGTTATTCCATAAAATAGGAAAATAATTTCCACCCCAAATTATTTGATTTTTAGAAACTCTCTGTAATTCTATAAAATACGCTTCATTAGGTATTGAATCATCCCAATTATCTTGTTTATATTTATTTGCCTTATATCTATTTCCATTTGAATCTTTATTAGTTCTATTAAACTCTCCAAAGTTTATTCCATAAGGAGGGTCAACAATAGCCAAATCAAAATACTTATCAGGATAACGAGCCATTAGCTCCATATTGTCTTCGTTTGTTATTTCTATTTTATCAGTTATTTTCATAAGTCAATATCCTTAAATTTTATTTCGTTTTGTAAGTCTTGAAACTTATTTTTCAGGTCTAAGTTTACGTACTGAAGCCTAAATAAAGCCTTTACCGTAGTTCTATAATCTTCTTCTAATTCCTTAAAGCATTCGTGTATTTCTTGAATGTCTTGTAGACTTTTAGACATAGAAGTTATTAAGTCTTCTCTATTTGGGTGATTCTTTTTTATTTCGTCTAATGATAGGCTTACTTTAGCGTATAATGCGCCTAACTGGACACTTGTCTTTAGTAGTTTTAAATCTTCCATTTATTCGTTTTTTTATAGTCCACAATAACCTGAATCACATTCATTAAAGTCATCGTCAAATAATTCTAATTGTAATTTATGGTTTTTAATTTTTTCATAGGTAACACCACTCTTAAAGGTGCAGTTATTTTTCTTTTCAATGTTTACAAACCAGTTAAACTTATTTTCTGCTTTTGAACTTATGTGTTTTAAAAATATTTCTGACCTATGGAAACAACCTACACAATTATTTTTGTATGCAAATCTAACTTTTTTATCACTCCAATAACTTTCTATTGTGTCCTTAAATATTCCGTCATTTATTAACGGAAAAGTTGCTATTCTATACGGTAGTTCCTTCCATTTGTTTCTACCATTCTTGTTTCCTATTTTAAATTTAAAGTTCTCTATTCCATTTATTTGTCGTTCTAACATTGTTTTAGCGCGACTCATTTCATTTGCTCTAAATCCTATTCTCATTTCAACAGGTAAGTTCGTGTTTTCGTAGCACCACTGCGCTATTGGTTTTACTTTCATATCTGTAGTGCAGTAACGTGTCATTTGATTAGGTAAATAGTTACTACCATCTGCCATTTTATAAGATTCTATAACATTCTCAAAAGTATTTTTGCTTAACCAAGTTATCTCTTTACCTATAAACTGCTCTAAATCTAACATCGTGTAAATTATTTCGTCCATTTCTAACGTTCCTATAAACTCAATACCTATTTTATCGCTTACAAGTTGTCTAATTTTAGCATCTGGAAATAAACACGAAGTATCATTTGTCCTTACAAGTGAAAATATGTTATAATCAGCAGGGTAATGTACCGCTATGTAACTTGAAGTCTTACCTCCACTTAATGAATTTACTGTTTTCATTTGTTGTTTAGTTGTTTTAGTTTTTCACTTGTTGACATTAATCCTTCAGTTTGTGGTATTCGTGTTTGAGTAGGTGGCTTAGGTCTATGGTCTTTCAATGGGTCTCTACTATCAATAGTAAAGCCTAATCCGCTGTTAAAATCACACATTACAAAGTCATCTATTCCGCTTATTTTACCACCCGTGTCAGTATCTTTTACTTTTTCAACACTAATCAAAGTTACAAATTTCATTGTTTCGTGTTTTACTAATCTATGAATTACGAACATATCATCGCATCTATTTAAAAAAGCCTTACCTCCTTCTATGTGGTCTTTCATTGGTGGCTTTAAGTGCCCGTTCCACATATGGCTTTCAGGGTAAAGATTACCACTTCTACCACTTTCCGTATTCGGGTGCGTATTTATGTATAGCGTTTTACCTGTTTCATTAACGAATTGTCTTGCATTGTTTAAGAATTGGTAATTACCTTCGTAACCCATTTGCCTATCTAATCCAGTATAAGGGTCAATTAAACATACATTCGCATTACTACCTCTGAATATTTGAAATATCTCTTCAGGTTTATACAGCTTTGAATTATCTACAAAATCAAAATACTGTTCTAAGTATGCCGAATGATTTTGAATTTCACTAACTGATAATTCCTTAAATTTTCTTCCTGTATAGATTTGAACCATATCGCGCAGTATTTGACCATATTGATTCTCACCGCTCCACATACAAAATGTTATTCCGTGTTTTAGTGCTAATGAAAGGAAATACCAATTTATCCAATACGACTTACCGACGTTGTCGTGTCCTAAAATTATGTTTAGTTGTTTAGGTTTATAACGTAGGTAGTTATCCATTGAGCAATCTAACCCTAACCCCTGTTTTATTTTCCCTTCCTTGTAGTCAATTAGGTATTGTAAGTGTTGTCCTTTGTTGTTTATCATTGTGGATATTTTATGTAACCTTGCTCTATTGCTTTTCTTACTAATGGGTCTAAATCTTCAAATTTAGGTTTTTCTTGTTTAACTATCTTATCCCAAAATAAACCTATCCAACCATTCTCTATAGAATTATTAATTACAAACCTACATTCTTCTTCAGTATGTAACAACATCTTATCGTAAATAATTTTTATAGTAGATTGTTTTATAGGCTTTTTAATTTGCTTACGATATTCAACCCAAGTGTCTAATAATATTTCTTTATTATTCTTATTATTCTTGTTTGTTGTTAGTTGTTTGTTAGTTGTTTGTTGTTTGCTTGTTACTTTGGTGTCATTAACTTCAGTTTCGTTTTGATAACACTCATATTTACAGATAGTTATAATACTAAATTTGTTTGTTGTTTGTATGTTAATTTCATTTGATTTTTCAAGCTTTTTTAAAAGTGTTCTAATCGTTTGTAAACTGATTCCAGTATCAGCTGAAATTTTACCAAAAGACGTAACAAATTGACCTTTATTAATATCAATTCCTTGCCATTGTCCTTCTTTGTGATTAGCCTTTAAAACTAAATACATAAATAAATGAACTGCTTCGCTTTTATTAAACCACTCCCAGTCTAAAAACTTGCGATGTATTTTAATCCAACCACTCATTTTTACAGGTTTTCTTCAATATAAGCAATTGAATTTATATTAATTAATAACTTTTTTGTGATTTTTTTTGTGTTTTGATTATTACCAACACAAACTATTTTTTCTTTATTAATTTCTATAAAATCTTTATGTCCTACTGGTAATTTTTGTATTTCTTCAATTGTTAATGGGACTGATAATTCTTGTCCATTTGTAAAATTAATTGTTGCCATAATTTAAATTTTTAGTAAATAAAAAACCCTCGCTTTATCCGTAGCCTTCAACCTCTACTTCAAAAACAAGGGTAATAATACCTTAAGGACTTATAATGTTGAAGGAGTCCGTCTGCAAATATAACGATATTTACTTATAATAAGTTGCTTCAGTAAATAAATATTCTTCGTTTAACAATTTGCGCTTTATATCCTGTAGTTCAGTAGTGTTTTTACACTCTAAAATATCGGTGATTAACTGAGAGCCGTTGTATTTCTTTTCGTCTTTTTCTATCAAATCAACGTTAATCTTCTTTGGTTCGTAGAATATTTCACGATATTCTTTTACGTTGTGTAAATACAATTCGTCTTTGAATCGTGTGTAAGCGTGATGCTTCTTTATTCCGTTGATTATAGTAGCGTGATTCTTATTGAACAGTCTTCCTATTTCTACTAAAGACATTCCGTTTTTATTTAGCATCGCGTATAAGTAGCTACGTCTATCTAAAAAAGTTCTGTATCTGGATTTAGTTATTAATCCGTCTTTTTCTATTACTTCTTTTACTTTGTCAATCTTGTTTTCCATACATTAAAATTATTATCACTTCAAAAATTAAATTAAAAATTCTCTTCATTATTCAACTTTTTTATAAGTTTCTTCATTGCTTCGTATTCAGTGTAATGTAAACTGAAAATGGTTTTATCTGAGATAGATATGTCCCAACCTTCTCCGTTACTCCATTGACATACTTCAATGTAATCTATTGAATCGTTATGATAAATATCATCTAACATAACCATCGCGCTTTTTCTTTTGTTAAATTCTGCTTTCATTCTTTAATTTATTTGCAGCCAAAACTCTAAAAATATCTTCATTTTGGCGGTGTTTTAATATCATTTTATTAGTTCTACTTTGTGAATAATCTTTTCCCAAACGTCAGCTTTTCGTTTAGCATCTTCAGGTGAATTAGCTTGTACAATCTTATACGATAGTTCTTTCTTACATCCGTAAGTAAACCATATCCAAACTTTATAAGTCTTCATTGCCTTGTTGAATAGGAACTTTTAAACCATAAGATAAATCAAACCACCCCCACGCTTTTATCGTATGCGCTTTCGTGTATCTAAATTGCTCTTGTGCTTCTTTTAACCACCACTCTTTGAACTCTATGTGCTTTTCGTAGGTTATTTCGTTCGTGTACCAATTTTCCGTCTTTTCGTACAAGTCGGTTGGTAGTCCAGCTATTTCTAACTGCTTTTGAATAGCAGCCAAAACGAAAGCGTCATTTGTTGGATATTTTCTTTTTCTCATATCTAAATACTTTTTGTTTAGTTTCTATGTTAATCGTGTATTCTTTAGCCTTACAAACTGCTATGTACAAGTCGAAGTTAAAACTTCCGTTTCGCTTCCAGTATTCTATTTGTTTAAGTAGTGTCATCATAACTTTTCTAATTCTTTTTTTATATTTAATAAATACTCGTGTGCTATACTTCCTTCATTTATGTATAAACCATTTCTAAAGTCTAACATTTCATTAACTGTTATTAGGCAACAATTTATAACTTTTTTGTCGGTTGTTTTTAGGTTAAGTTCTTCTGCAAACATATACCTTAATTTAGCTGCTGCATTTGCACTCATATCCAATAGTTTAAATAGTCGTTATCATAGTCTTGTAAAAACACGGATGGATTCGTCTTTTGGTAGCTAATTAACTCTTCTTCTAAGTAGTCTAACATAGCATCCGAAATAACGAATTTAGTAATAGGTTCTACGTCACTCCAACACTCCGACTGAATAATACTACCTAACTCTACTTCGTTGCTATACGCATCTAATCCGTAATTAGCTACTACGTAAAAAGTCAATCCATCGTCTTCCCAATTAAACGTAACTACTCTTTCTTCACTTACAAAGCTGTGTTCAATATAAAAATTCTCTAACTTCATTTTCTTTGATTTAAGACGTTATTAATTAAGTAGTGATATGATTACACCAAACACTACGATAAAAGCCGTTAAAGGGGCTAAAAAGTGGCTTAAAAACGATTTATGCTCACTTGTTCTCGGTAAAAAGTTTTCTAATCTCATTTTTTTACAAGTTTTAATAGTTGTTCAATAGACCAATCAAGTAACGCTTCAGGCTTTTCCATTGGTTGCAATGCTTGACCTACAGCAGTCTGTTGGTAGGCTAAGTCTTTTCTTCGTGTTTTTGTTGTTTTCATAATGTTTTTATTAATTAGTTATATGCAAATATAATACTTATTCACAAACTACAAACATTTTTAGTAAAAAATTTTAAATTATTTTTTTTAGAGCATAAAAAAAGGGGTCAATGACCCCCTAATTAACACATTATGAAAGTACAAATCTACAAAGGAAATTTAATACTATCAATATTTCTAATATAAGCATCTCCATTTTCTAGTGTTCGTGCGTAATCAATAGTTAATATTCTACCGCCAACAGGTTTCATAGGAGCGCCACGTTCTACGTGCCATCCGTATGCGCCATCTGCATACTCTTCTTTGTACGTTCCTGTAATCATTGAATGTATTTGCTTATGATTAAAGTAATAACCTTTTGTAGCGTGAAAACTTATCGAATCACGGACATCGTTACGCGCTGAATTTTCGTGTATATGACCCATAGTAAACACGTCATAACCTTCGTAGGATTCCATAGCACGAGTTAAATTCAATGCTCCCTTAGTAACTAATCCACCACCACCACTTCCGTGAAAGTATTTTATTTTTGAAGTCATACGTGTATTTGCGCGGCATACTTGGTTTACAATAAACCACCCACCGTAACCACCTGTCATTACATTACTACCAGCTTTGTAGTTTATTAAGGTAACAAACCTTTGTAAAATATCCGTTTCGTGTCTTTTTATAATAGATGTTTCGTGGTTACCATATCCGATTACTGTCATTAAATTAGCATACGGCAAAAAGAAATCTACAGCAGTTTCGACTATACTATCAAAGTATCTCGCGTTATTGTGTTCGGGTCTTATATCGTTCTTTACTTTACGGAAGTCATAAGCACCTTGCATTAAACAAAAAGTATCGCCATTGAACATTATAGGGATTTCATTCTTTAAGCAGTAGTCTAAATCGTGTTTTAGTAAGTTCCAATCGCATTTTGGATTGTCCCAATGGATGTCTGAAAACATACCCATACGGAAAGACGTACCATCTACACGTAACTCGTGTATGTTCTTAGCGTGTTTTATTAAATTCATAAGTTAATTTTTGAGTCTACTCTACGAAGTAAGTAAGATAAAGCGAAACCAACAAATATTCCGATAAATAGAAAATTTAGGTTAGGTCTTTTTTTAGACTTAGCTTCTGCTTTTGCTTCAGCTTGTTTTGTTTTTTCTTTTATTCTAATCGTGTCACGTTGAAACTTCAACTCGGTTTTTACTTGCCATTTTGTTTTAGGAACGTAAACCTTGTTGTATTTAATGATAGTATCTTTTGTCGTTATTATCTTTTCCCATCTTATTGTATCGTTTACAATATACGGAATAGAATCTATGGTAGTAATTCTAATCGTGTCCCCTGTTTCTTCACATTTGTAGCCTTTTTTAATTGCTTTGTTTAAGTGATATTCCGCACTACAGGAATACAAAAACACGAATAAAACTAAATACCTCATAAGCCTTTTAACATTTGAATTAATCTCGGACAAGGGTAAACATCTGACTTATCTACTCTAACTGAATTATGCGTAAATAATCCGTTTTCTCCTTTTAATGCTCTTTTATTTAACGACCAAATATCTTCATTATATTTTAAGTTCACTCCGTAAGTTTCACCTAAGTAAATAAGAAGTTCTCTTAATGATTCAATTTGCTTATCGCTATACTTGTGCCACGTTTTATGGTTCTTAAATGGTTTCTCTAACCAAGTAACCTCAGATTTATCTACTACACCACCTACATAGTTATAGTATTTTCCGCCTTTTTCTACTAAGTAAGCCCAGTTAGTTAACTCTATACCTACTGAATATTTATCTAAGTTCTTATACGGCAACCCTTGACCTTTGAACACACTATCTTTCACGCCTAAGTGCCAAGCCCACTCACGAGAACTAAACGCTTGTGCTATCTTGCCTTCATATCCTATAACAAAAGCAGTAGCTACACGCTCTTTATTTGCTTCCCAACCTTTAATTGTAGCGATAGGGTTTTTATTACCCGCTGTGTGATGTAAATAGATTTGTTTTTTGTCCGTGTTTTCGCTAATAAACTGCGATTCAGGTAATCTTTGTTGAACTATTTTAGTAGTGTCCATTATTCTTTTATTTTGTCAGCTTCTTCTTTGGCTCTTAATACAAATGATTTAAGCGATTTAAGAATGTTTTTTCCTGTAACCGATTGATATGATTCATTGATGGAAATAACTTCCGTAAACACGCAGAATAACGCTACTGCTTTTGTTAAGATTAAGTCTATTGCTATAAAGTGCGCGACTAAATCAGCGGCTATGTATTTTTCCACGAAAAACACGAATACAATAGCTAACGAATAAAGAAATGTCTTACTTATAGTATGCGATAATTTACGCGACCTAAACGAAGCATATCCGTTTTTCTTTACGCTTCTCCAAATACCAAACCCCGTGTCTAAAAGTATTGCTAAAATAGCCACGTAAATAAGTGGTTTAATAGGCGATAACACCGCAAGAAAAGACGAACAAATTAAAAGTAGCTTAGTCTTCATATTATCAAAATTCCTATGTTATACCCGTTTTGGTCTTCGTCTTTTAATGGCTTCATATCTGAGTCAGTATTTAATGAACTTACAAACTCCGGGAATATATTAGGATTAGCTTTAACTTGTTCTTTTAGCCATTCTCTTAAACGTCTTTCGTAGAATGCAGCCTTCTCTTCGTAGTGTTCCATCCCAAAAGCTACTTCTGCTCTACTTACACTCGTAGAATAATCTCCGTTTTGTTGCTGTAAACCTTTATTTTTTAGCTGGTAAGACAAACCAAACACCGCATCTACTGCGCTATACCACGCGATACAAGGCTTTATCTTTTCTACCAATAACTCTTCGTCAGGATTAAGCGTTTGAGCGTTATACTGTGCTAATAAATAGTTGTAAAAATAAGTCCCTAAGATAGGTTGTATTCTTAAATCACTCTGTGTCTTTACGTATGGAGTAACGTCTGTTACATCTACGTTTGCAGTTATAGGAGTGTTCGTCTTTAAGTAGGTTTCAGTTATGAAGTAAATCATTATTCTTTTATTTTTGTTTCTTCTTCAATTATATCTCCGATTATTTGATAGTTGTTAAGTTCGAACTCTACATTTAAACGAGCAATAAATAAAAGGTCGTTAAATATTTCTTCCACTTCATTTCTTAAAGGCATAATAGCATTCTTTTCAAATATCACATAAGATTGCTTTATATCGCTTCCCGAACCTAATTTACCACTTACACGAATACCCATTAAAATAGGGTCGATTGTATGCGCTTGACATATCTTTTCGTCAATCCTTCCGTCAGTTTGTATAAATAGCTGGTCGTTATTGTTTGTAGAAATAGTTTCTATCTTAGGAAGGTTCTCAGCAGAATTGGCGAAAAACGCAACAGCTTTCCCGGCATTCGCTGCGCCTTTCATTTTATCAATAGTGTCTTTAATTATATGCTTTTCTTCTTCGCTTTGTGGCTTCTTAGGAAACATCATAGCAAAAGACGGAAAGATAGAGTTTTGAATATTTGATTTATGCAGATAACTCATTTCGCCATCTAAGAAAATCCAATTAGTACAACTTGAATAAGTTGGTAAAGAATAGTAATCTTGTCCTAACGAATGATATTCATAAACATATAATTGAACTTTATCACCACAAGAAGGTGAATAAGGTTTTATAGGTTCTACGTCTATTCTTGAAGCCCAATCTTCACAAATATAATAACAATTCTTTTCTTTGTTTACTCTTACTTTGTCAGGGAAAACATTTTCTATTTTCTTTACTTCTCCTTTGTCATTAAAGAACAATTTAAAGTAAACTCTATTATGTACAATTAACTGCTTTGTTACGGAAGGAACTAACTTATTTAACTTTGCCTTTTTTTCGAAAGTATAAACATTTAATTTTTCCTCATTTGTTAGCTTGTCAGTTTTTAATACATAACCTCCTCCAGTAACTGCATTCGTTTTAAAATCCACTATCGCTCCGTGTAGCGGACTTGTAAAATACAACTGAGTTAAAAGTTGAGGGTATAAGTTATCGTGACCAAAAGGAATGTATCCAGATATTTGATATCTTCCGTTTACATAAGGTAACGACAAGTTTGCACCGCCTACCTTACCAAAAGGTGTGCTAAATGATTGATAACCCTCTACTACTTCGGGTTTACTTTCTTCTTTTTTAAATATGTTATACCACGCCATTAGTCGTATATTGAATTAGTTACTACTCCCGCTACTACCATTCTACCTTCTTCTATTAAATTGTAATCGTTTACATTCGTGTTTTCGTCTACTATTATAGCTTCGTCACTTTCGTAAACGCTGTATGTATATTGACCTTTAACAAAGTCTACGTCTACTCCTTCTTCTAAAGTAAATAAATTGTATCTTTCCGGATAAGGTGAAGAGTCTACACCCGCCCATAAGATAGGCTCTACAGCCGTGTTAAATTCGTTCTCAAACACAAATAAATAAAAGGGACTACTATACGTAGTTACTTCAGTTAAAGTCAACACAAATGTGTTTATTTGCCCTTTTTCTAAGTAAATCATATAACTATATTATAAGTATATTCTTGTATTTGTTTAAAAAGAAAAAAGCCACCCCAAAAAGAGTGGCTAATTATGGAGAGAAAACAGATTACAATAGACCCGCTATAATTGTAGAGTCAACCTCGTAAGCTAAAAATTCATTCTCAGCAGTAAGAGTCAAAGAATACTTTGAACCATCCGCACGAGTAGTACCTGAACCTTCACCTACCGCAGTAACTTGCATATACGGGAAGTACCAAAACTTACCATTTGCATCACCTACGATTACAGCTAAGTATTGTTGACCAGCACCCATCACTTTAATAGCTTTTGATTTCTCTTGGTCACGTCTATGCAACATTAAGTTGATAGTTTGAGTAACGTAAGAAGAACCATTGATTAAGTCGATGTTTGCTTCTTCAGTATAAGAACCTACGTTTCTTCTAAATTCGATAGGAACGAATACATCTAAAGGGTCAGTTAAAGTGATACCATCAACAATCCAATTAGTCCCTGTTTCGTCAGTTGTAATAGATGCGATATTATCTTGTTGGTTTACGTATAACGTATAGATTCCTCCGGAATTATTGTCACACGATTTTGTGATTGTTTGTAATGTTGCGCAAGACATATATTTATTTTTTTTAAAGTTTCAAAAAAAAGGGTGGCGATTAGTCACCACCCTCTACCTATGAAAAATGTTTATTATGCTTCAAAGCAAGAACTATAAACAACGATTTCAGTTGGGTTTGTATGGTAGAAACCTACTTTCAAGTTTGCTCTTGTACGAATGTACGGCTCAGCAACTGTGTCAGAAAGGTTAACAGCTTTCAACGCTTTAGAATCTCCTTCAGCATCGAATGCGTAGATAAGGTTATTTTTCAAAGTTAACACGATAGTGTTATCAGGCATACCTTCAGCTACTACCATATTGATTCCTAAGAAAGTCAAACCTAAAGGAAGAGTAACATAAGTTTGTGTGTTTCCTGAAGCAGCAGCTAACTCATATGCTTGAGCAACGTTTGCAGAAACGTAGAATCTTAAATCTCCTTTTTTGAATTTAATTGTAGAAGGCGCAGCAGCCCATACAGCCTCTAATGTAGCAAGTACGTTAGCAGAAGTAACTGCTCCGTCATATTGTCCTACTACGTCAGCGTCAGCACACAATTTTTTCAAGTGACCATCACACAAAGAAAGGATAGCACTTTCAGATGTAGTGTCGCCTTGCCATCTTAATAACTCAACGTCTTCACCAATTTGCTTAGACATAGTGTCCCAATAGTAAGACATAAAAGAAGCAACAGTAAAATCTCCGTTAGAACCTTTAGCCATTTGTAAAGCTAAGAAAGATTGCTCAAGGTCAAACTGACAAATTTGTGCCATAGCTGACAAAGGACATACGTCGATGTCGATAGCGTTCAATGTATCAGTCGGAGCAGAGAAGTTACAAGTAGATGCTTGTAAGATGTTACCGAAAGTTACGTTAGCTAATTTAGTAGCTGACTTGATACCTGGAAGTGTACGGAAGTTGTCCGCAGTAGTATCAGTTAAATAAGCGCGAGAGTAAAACTCTTCAGGATTCGCACACAAAAGTGCGTTAGTTTCAACGTCTAAGTCGAATTTTAATTTACGATTCATTTTTATTGGTTTTTAAAAGTATTACGAAATGCTTTGAATTTATCGAATGCAGACATTTTAACCTCTTCGATAACTTCTTCTTCTTCTTCTTTTTCCATTATACGCTCTTCAACTTGGTTCTTCAAGTCTGCGATAATAGCAAGTAAAGAATTAACTTGTTCTTCAATCATAGGTTTAACGATAGCTAAGATAGCTTCAGCGTCAGTTGTAGGGTCAACAGCCATAGCCTCTTCTACTACTTCTTCAGTAGGCTCTTCGGTTGTTTCTTCTTTTACTTCTTCTTCTACTACGTCTTCTGCCATAGCAACCTCTTCTTTGACTTCCTCCTCAACTTGAGTTTCAGCCATTTCTTGTTCTTTAACCTCGATAATTTCTCCGTCTTTTACTACGTAGATTTTACCTTCGATTAAATGTTCTCCGTCTGGTAACTTCATTGTATTTAATTTAATTTGATTACTTAGTTTCAGACCTAAAAAACCTTCAATAGAAAAACCTATTTGTTCGTCTTTTACTAATTTCTCGTAGTAGTCAACGTCGGTAACTTGAGCAGTCAACATCAAAGTACCTTTTGGCACTTCTATTCCGTAGCTTGTATAAGACTTGTCTTCTCGTGGTTTTTCAACTATCCAAGATTCAAGAATATAAGCGGGAACAGTTTTCTCAGTTTCGTGTTCTAAGTTAAATAAATCTCTATTGTTTAAGTCACGCATAAACTTCGTGTATATTTGCTCTATTACCTCTTCGGTAAATTGAACATAATACTCACCGCTTTCGTCGTCACGTCTATAAATCTCCATTGGAATCATAGCGGGTGCAACGATTCGGTATTTAGTAGAGTCAGCAAAAAAGAAAGACTGCGCTTGATTAAACGCCATACCTTTAACTTTAATAGCCGGTGTTGAAGTGAATGCGATTTGTTCGATTCCTAAATCTTCTCCGTCGGAGTATTCAGGGTCGATTGTGATTTTATAGATAGGTAAATCTTTACTCATTTTGTACTATATTAAAAAGTGTGTTATATTTGTTAAAAAAAATTATGATAGAAATTTTAGGAAAACAAATCCCGAATCAGTTAGACGAGTTAACTATTCAGCAATTTGAAGATATTACAGAGATACACAACGATTCGTCTTTAGATATAATCGAAAAGCATATCAAAGTATTTGAACTTTTAGGAGTAAGTGAAGACGAAATGGTAGAAGCTGACATAGACTTTGAAACATTCAAGAAATATGTACAGGAATTTAACCAAAAAACTGACGCGGATATAATCAAAGAAATAGAAATAGACGGATATACATACAAGTCACACGAGGAAGAGTTTAAGCTATCAGTAAAAGATATGAAAGTAATAGAGAAAATAATAAACTCTAAACACAAAGGTTATTTAAGCGAACTTATTGCAGTGCTATTTAAAAGAACTGACTTATCGAAAGTAGAACACTACGACAAAGCACACATCAAACACAAGGCTAAATTATTTAGAGAACAAAAAGCTGCCGTTGCAGTTCCTTATTTAGTTTACATAGGACAAAAATTCTCTAAACAAATTGAAAATGCTACTGCCGAAGTCGTGGAATGATATAGACGTTCTACAATTTAAAGAACTTCGTACACTAAAAGATATACCGGAACTATTTTCTCGTGAAATAGAAGCCTTAGCTACGCTCACGGGTCTACCATCTGAAGACTTAGAAGACTACGACGTTGACGAGATTCAAGAGTTTATGACAAAAGTAAAATGGATAAACTCAGAACCACCTAAGAAGTATAAATTAGAAGTAGCTAAGATGCATTTTAAGGGGTTTAATAAGCTAACTTTAGGGGAGTTTATAGATATAGAGTATTTCTTTAGCAAAGACTACATAGAAAATATTTCTGAGATAGCTGCTATATGTTACAAAAAGACGAAAAAAAACGAATGGAAAGAAACCATTTACGAACCTTATACTTATTCGCCTTTTGATAGGGCGTATCTATTTGACGAAATACCAATACCACACATTTACGGAATCATTCCAGAGTATTTGTCTTTTAGAGATAACTTTATGAAGACTTACGCTAACCTTTTCGAACCCGAATTCGAAGAAGAAGAAACCGAAGAAGACACTAAAGACCTAACACCCGAAGAAAAGAAAGAAATTCAAGAAGAACAAAAGATTAAAAAATGGTCGTGGGAAAGATTACTGTACTCTATATGCAACGAAGACCTGACTAAGATAAGTCAAGCCTCCGATTTGTCGTTAATCTTTGTGTTTAATATGTTGTCTATGAAAAAGGAACTTAACCTTTAAAAGATAACGCTCCTAAGAACTCCCCACCGATAGGATTAAACGAGTAGATTATACTTCGCTTTTCTCCTAAGATAGTAGCTACTTGTAGCAAAGGATAACGTTGCGTCATCCACTCGGTGTATTGGTCGAATATCTCAGCACTTACACCGCTACTATTCATTAAGTCGGTTAACTTAGCGCAGAAATCATAAGACGCTATTACTCCGCCATTCCATAAGTTCGCTCCGTTGTTTAAGAATCCAAAGTAATACATCGCGTTAATCTGAATATTCAACTCTCCTAAAGCGGGTATTTCTGCGTTTATACGAACTGACTCGTACAAAGCACCCGTGTCAATAGCATCGTATTCACGAATCAAAGATTGTAGTAATTTTTGAATCTTTACACGCGTCTTATACTTGACGTAGAATATTCCGTTATTTGCGTACCTTGCCATTATTCAAAAGGTGGTGGTGTTGGTTTAGGTATGTATTCTATTAATGGCAAATCTTTCACCCAAATAAAAGTTGGATTTTCGTTTTGCTCCATTTCTTCAACTGATATTACCCAATTATCTTGAGCATCTTGAATAGGATTGAAATAAGAATCAGATGCATACCATTGACCTACTAATTCGTCTTTTTGTACCTCTGTCAATAGTCCGACATAGGTAGCTTTTTGTTCTGTTGTTAAATCTGTTAGTTTCATTATACGTTTCTATTTAATGCTGTTTGAAATGCTTGTACTGCTGTGTAAAAGTTAGCTGCTTCAGTATCTGTTAAACCATCTCCTATTGATGCAAAGGCACAATTATTAGCTGAATATTGAGCTAATGTATTACCCCAAAATTTTAAATTCACATTTGGTAATGCACTTGTATCATTAGTTGTATTTGTTGCTATTGATGAACCATTACGATATAATTTTCTTGAATTTGATGCTGTTTCACTACCTATAAAAAAACCGCTTTGAGTATTACTAACTGTTGCAGCCGCATTGTCATCACCAGCAGAAAAATAAGCATTTCCTGAAATTTTATTGTTTATCCTAAAAGTTGACCAATTATTTGCTGTATAGTTACCTGTTGGAATCATTTCACAAGAAAAAGCACCATTTGTTGCTGCTGTCCTTGAATACCAAGAAAAATGCAAATTAGAATTTGTTAAATATGTCGAATAGTTTAAAAAGCTATCTGCATAACCATTTGTTCCATTTGCTAATGCTCCTGTTGAAGAATGCGTAATTCCACCATTAAACACTAATCTAAATGCAGCATCTAAATCTCTTGGGTCTTTTAAGTTGTATTTGTGAGTTGAGGCTGTCCCACCAACAAACGGATACAAAGCCTTCATTTTACTCCAAATAGAATACCCTTTTAAGTCAACTACTAACTGATTAATAGCACTTTGTTGTGTAGGGTCTGTTATTGAAGCTGCTGTTATGAATGCTTGTGCATCGGGGTCGATACCACCGCCACCTCCTGACCTTGCTAATATTCCGTGTGTTGCTAAGAACATACTATTTCCGTATCCATACATAATTAAGCCAATACAAGTGCGACACTTCCTGAAGTTAAATCTACACCGCTAAACTTTTGGTCTGCCGTAGGTGTTAAGATAGCACCCGCTTTTACCGCTGTTGCCGGTGTTGCTATGTAGCTTGACTTTACGTCTACTCCCGCAATTTTAACCGCATTGAAAACAGTATCTTCAAGCACTACGATAGCGTCTATTGACGCTGTATATTCGTCAGTATTGTTTAGTATGAATGTTCCGTTATTCGCTACTAATTCGCCCATTAAATTTGTTGCCATTCGTCTTTTATTAAGTTGTTATATCTCCGCTTAAATACCATTCATTAGTCCCTCTTTTTATCAATGTACACATTGAATACTGAGCAGACGTTTTTGTTTTACCACCGCTTGAACGTAGTGTTACACCACCCGATGGAGTTATTGTTGTTTGTCCCGTGCCTAATTGACTCACTAAAATTTGAGTACCTAAAGGAAAAGGCACACTCGCATTTGTAGGTATAGTCAAAGTATTAGCACTTGTAACTTCCATTTCTATTAATTTATACGCGTCACCTAAAACCAAAGTGTAAGATGTCGCTTTCTTATCAAAGATAATTTCTTGTAATGCCACAACACCCGAAACGTCAGGAAACGTGTAAACTCTATCCGCTGTGTTTAACGATGTTTTTAATGTCGTGTAATAGTCGTTATCGTTCTTATACTTGATATCTCCGTTAACGTCAGCAAATAAAGCCGTAGATTGTCCCGAAGCGGTAGCGTCTGCGTTTTGGTGTTTAAGATGCAAGTGTCCCGCTCCGTTAGTTCCTTCAATGTAAACAGATTCAGCACTAAGTTTGTTAGCGCCTAAGTCAACATCTTGAGTTGCACCCGTATAAGGAACATACACACCACTACCTCCGTTTATTATTTCTTGTCCTGTAATAAAATAAGTATCATAACCACTACCGGTATTAACACTAACCTCGAATAAATCAGTAGAAGATAAGTCTGCACCTTTAGGGTCAAGTTTTGATATCTTTGCTCTTGCCATTAACTATATTATTTTAAATTCGTGTTTTGTTACTCACCTTGTAATGGCACTTGACAATCCGTCCAATTAGATACGTCAACATCTAAAGTCATTAACCAACCCGCTGCATAATCTAACAAGTCGTTGTTTAAAGGAGTAAATACCGGGTCAGTAACTATGTCGAAATCATAATCATTTGAGAATCTAAAATAGTTTACTAAGTCTACTAAGATTTGATTACAATCTGAAAGTATTACGTTAATGTTTGCTCTATCTTTTTGTATTATATCAAAGCAATATATCTCTAAAGAAAATATATTCGTGTTTTCGGTAGGTGTACTTCCTACAGGAACGATATAGATAATCGGATATTTTTCGTCTTTCGTAGCAAAATTAAACAACTGCTCTTTGAAGTCACTACCTACTTTTTTAACCTGTAGGTGTGCGTTGTAAAATGCTTCAATCTTATTTATTAAGGCTTGGTAACTTGTCATAACTCAGCGTTCTTTTTTATTTTATCAATTTTCGTTTGTGTAGTAGTCACATCGGTTTCACTTACTACCGCTTGTACTGTTATATTTTGGTTCGTTTCTACGCTTGTAGGCGCACCCACTTGATTAAGTTGATTACCTTTACCGAATAGATTTACTGCCGGTGTAGCTTGTGCCGTAGCTGTTGCAGTTGGAGCAGAGCCACCACCACCCGAAGGTATAGAACCACCTCCACCACCTATGAACTTAGATATAGTTGATGCAGCGATAGAAGCTATAGAAGTAGCTGCACGTATTTTAGCAGCAGTTGAAGCACTTGTAGCCAATGCCGTACCGCCATCCGGGAGAAGTTTCCACGTAGGATTAGACCAATAACCGGATATTTCTCGTTGTGTATTTACGATTATTTCTCCAATAGCTAAAGCCTTATCTACTAAAAACAATGCGTTTGCTATTTTCTTGTTTTCTCCAGCTAATTCAGTTAACCCTGAAATCAAACCTTTTGCAAATCCTAACCTTGCATCGAATAAACCTTTCTCAGATTCTATTAACGCATCGTTATACTCTTTTAGCTTTTCAGCTTTTTCTTTTTGAGATTGTATTTCTGCTAAATTAGCTGCTAATTTTTTATTTTTGTTTTGTTCAGTAACAGCATTTAATGCATCAGCCAACTCAGTAGCTTGTTTTAATTGCTCGTCTTTTGCTTTCTGTTGAATCTTTTTTTCTTCTTCTGCTTGAATCTGAGCATATAATTGAGTTATCTTTTTCTTTTCTTCAGCTTTTAATTTCTCGTTTGTCTTAGTGTCATTAATTAAGCGTTGATACTTAACTTGATTTTCTTGTAGTTCTCTTTCAGTAGCGTCTTTTATTAAGCTTAATTCTAAATCTCTAATTAATCGCGATGCTTCTATACGCGCTTTTTGATATTCTTTGTACTTTTCTGCTCCTTCTTTTATTACGTTATTTAAGTTAGTTTGAGCCTCAATTATTTTAGTATCATATTCTACTATTGCAGATTCAGATGATTTAAACCAAGTTTTTGCGCCTTTAGTTATATTATCTAATCTTTCCTTACTCATTTTGGCTTCGTCTAATTGCTGTTGCGCCATTATACGTTTTAACTCTTGAGCTGACTTACCTTGTGATTCTAATAAAGCAATCTCTGCTTTTTGCCTATTTTCAATAGCTTCTTCTAATTGTTTTTGACGTTCAAACTCTAACATCATATTGTCCATTTTTTCTTGCTGTAATTTAGCAAGTTTTTCTTGACGCGCCTCTTCATTCTTCGCAGCTTCTTCTCCAGCGTGGTCAGTTAATCCTAACCAATCAGTCATATCTTTAAAACCTTGAATAGCTGCGTTTACAGGAATCATTAATAAATCAAATGCTTTTCCTAAAAGACCTATTTTATTTAAGAAAATAACTACACCCGCAACGATAGCACCTATAACAGCCACAAGTAAGAAAATAGGATTAGTCAATAACATAACTCCGAATCTTACAAACGTTTGCCCTAACGTGCTAACAGTGCTTATCAATCCTTTAAACGCTCCTGTTATATCCTTACCGCTTATTCCAGCCATAGCAGTTTGAAATACCTTAGCCTTTTGCGCAGCACCTTCGAAATCTAAAGACATTAAGTCTTGCTTAATCATTCCAAAAGCATTAGACGCAGCCTCAAACCTCGAACCGCTGTTAAAGATTGCTACTTGTTCGTTTGCGTCTTTTAATTGGTCGGCTAATTCACCCGCTCTTTGCGCGAGTTTTGTCATTTGTTCTGGGTCAGTAGCATTTGCTATCTGACCTTTTAAATCACGCAATTCTTTTTTGATTGCGCCTATACCCGTGAGTTTTAAAGGAATTTCAACTTGATTCATAAACTATATTAAATTAAGGGTAGACACGTATTTCTAAAGTATTGTAATCTAATAAACCATCGGTTAACGTATTGGTGAAATCAAGTGTCCGTATTTCGATAGTGTCCGTAGAAGTCCAAAAGATTCTTAAATAAGTATCTACTTGACTATTTGAAACCATTAAGTAAACTTGTCCCTGTGTAGGAAAAGCACCCGTTAACGTAGCTTCATATCTACCTATGGCAGCACGAGTAAAAACTAAATCGCCTAAATCATTTTCAAGTATGCTTAACGTAGGGTCATTAGTTCCAGTTTGACTAATGTTAGCTATGTACTTTGAATAGGTAGGTAAAGCATTAGATACGCTTTGTCCGTTTATGGTTTCTACTTGTAGATTCTTTGTTGTTATTCCGTCTTCTGCTAAGGCTTGTCCGTTACCTTCTACTACAGCTTTTACGTTTTGTCCTATTACGTTACCTCTACCTTTTACGTCTGCGTTACCTAAGATTACGTTGCTTTGTTGTGTTCGTGTTTTTACAACGCTATCACTACTCACCGCAACTATCGTGTCTTCTAATGGCGTTCCGTTACCCGTCTGAAATGGAACTAACTCAATCTCACTATCTACACTTATCAACTCTACTTTGGTTAACGATGTCCCGTTAGCATCGTAGTCAATCACTTTGTTGATATTCCACCAAGAATTATCAATCCGTATTTTGTCGTTTAACCTTAATGACTGAATATCTAACTCATTTAAATCGAAATACGCAGTAAGCATTTTACCGACGTTTATTTGATTTATAGTTCTTCGCCAATATAAGTTATAAAGATTGTTATTCGTAAGCGTAGAAGGTGCGTAATAGTAATAGTCACACGTTCCAAAGTTAATATCGAAAGTCGGTAGTAATGGGTTGTCGAAATGCCCTACAGCTGGATAGGTGGTTATTCCTGTAGTGCCTATGTTTAAAGAAGGCGTGTTAGGAAACTCAACATCGTAAATATCGTAAGGCAGACAAGTCAAGTTTCCTCCGTCTAATAAAACACGAATGTTAATCTTTGGAGCAGCACCCGCAATATTAGGGACATACGCATCGAAAATAGTTCTTACTATAGGCGTAGGACTAAACACCAATTCTTTAACGTCAGTATCTCGAACATACTCATTATCGAAAGTGTATTCTATTTGTCCGTAAATCTCATTTGTTATATCCGTAAATATCGTGTTAGGACTATCCTTGTCAGCTTTGTAAGTAAGTCTTAATTTCTTAGAAGTAACTTCAGGTAAAAATTGTAGGTTTTGTTCTCGGTCTTTTGCTAACTTATAAGTCCAATCTTTTACCGCTCCATTATCGTAGTAGTTATCTCTATGTTCTAAGATTAGGTTGTTAGGTTGGTCTTCGTCTATTTCTACGTACAAATTGAACATCTGAAATATAGACTTAACGAAATCACTTTGCTTAATCTTAGAAGGAACATACCCGCCTACAGCTACAACTCCATTGTATAAGTTCGGAGCGTTGTTAGGTAAGATTTCAAGTTGTAAACTCGTAACATCTACTTCGTGGTTTACTTGCGCTAAAGCGCCTGATGCTGGTGCAGCTGCATTACGCCAAAAAGTGTTTGCGGTATCATTTGAAACAAAACTTAATCCAACTTGAACTTCGATTGTGTCAGTAGGTAAAATGTTTTGGTTTGTAGGAATATTGACAACTTGCGAAAAACTTGCTAAGGTAGTCAATCCATTAGGCAAAGGATTTGAGGCATCAAAGAAAACACCGAACCCGGATATAGTGTATTGACCTACGATAGTGCTTCCGTTTTTTATTAGCCTAAAATGTAACTTGTAGTATCTGTCTTCAGGGACTATTGTACCTTGCTGTTGACTTACTGAATAAGCATTACCACCACTTGTATTATCTAAGTTAATGTCAGCCGTGTAAGATAGCTTAAAATTATAGTATTGACCTTGCGTAGTGTCCGTGTATAATGGCGCAGTATAAACACCGGTAATAGGGTCGAAAGAACCCGCTGAATCTAACACCTCAGTCCACGAATCTATAACCTCGTAGAACGTAGGATTTTGCCCTATAGGACTTACATACGAAGTAGTCCACGTATTATTAGCAATTACCTTGTAAGAATCTACATTCGCTTGTTCAACATCGCCATTGTAAGGAATTAGTAATTTATCAAACTTAGCGTCTTGAAGTCCATTCCACGTATAAGAGAAACCAGCATTTGAGAATATCCTATCGAAATACGTCTTAGCGTAAATAGCCGGTTTAAACTCGTTTAGTCTATACGTGTTGTCATCTGAATAGGGAAGGATGTATTTATATCCGTCAGCTACTGAGTTGCTAAAAGAACTAACTACAAAGGCACTATCTAAAGTGTGGTTTAAATCTGAGAAATCTAAATCCGTTAATTCCTTGTTTGCTATCTGAGTGAAGAACTCAACTTTAGAATCTTTTATTAACAATTCGTAGTTAACTTCGTCTTCGTAGGCGTTCGTGTTTTGCTTCTTTATAACACCTGTTAATTGAATCAACGCATCTTCTAATACAGGAACTCCGTTTTGAATTACTTGACACTTTGTAATAGTGTTTATGTTAAATGTCCCCGACTGAATATTTACATCGTAGTAATGCCCTAATAACTCGTGATTGTTCTTAGTACCGGTAGCGATAATAGTCTTTGAGAATGTTCCCGTTCTTTTGGATATGTCCCTAATATCTCCTATACTAAAATTCAAAGGAAACTTAACATCTTCTCTAATGTCAAGCGTTCCGTTTTCTAATACGATTTTAACCATTGATTATGTCGTTATTTGATAACCTTACTGAAATGCTTTGTTTAATCAAGTTCTTATTTCGTTGCTTAAATACTTCGAAGTTGTTTGTTAATACATTACAACTTAAATACTCGGTAGATTCAGGTATGCGTATAATACAACCAGTTTCGTCGTATCTATTTAGTAAGTCTTCCGTGATTCGGTAAGTTACGTTCTTTACCCACGTTTGTGGTGACGTAAGTAATTCTTGGAAATAAATACCCTCGTTCTCAGTCATCCAATTCGTGTTCAAGTCGTAGTCTTTAGTGACTTGAGTATTGTAATTAACGAAGCCTTGTTCATAAGTCTTATAAGACCACTCGCCACCACTAACAAAACCTTGAACATCCTTGTTGTAAGTTTCTCGCGTGATGTTTCCGCGTTCATAGTTTTTAAGCTGAAAAGCAAAACTACTTAGACTACCCATTCTATCTAAAAACAAAATGTGTGTTTCAGATATTAGTATTCGTCTATCTACATAAATTCTATATTTCGCGCTACGTTGCGTTATAACTAAAGAATCCGCATAGTAAACATCGTAATATTCAGTATCGCCTTTTATTAGTCCAGCAGTTCCTGAAACCAAAGTTAACGTGCCGAAGTTGTTACAGCCTACTGCTACACCTTTTATATATTCGTCACCACTTATAGACTTGTAGAAAACATCTCCGTTGCTATTTTCGAAGTAAACTCTTTCGTTTACTTTTACTCCGTTGTCGCGTAGGTTTAACCAAAGGTCTTGACCTAATGTACAATGAAAGCTTAAAGGTTGGTTGGTTAGGAATAAAGCGTTAGTGTTATCGAGTACATAATCCGTGTTATCGTAAAACGGAAAGTCTACCCATTTAACCGCTCCATTGAAAACATATTTATCTAAAGTAGTAGTTATGTCCCTTGTAATAGTCTTTCGATTGTCAGCATACAAAACATCTCCGTCAATAGTTGCATCCGTTACATCTGACCAAAGCGCGTCTACTACTAAATAACCTACACCTTGAGCGATAACAGTATGTAAACCCTCTAATGTTGGATTCGCTAATCCTCCGTCTGTTTGATAGATAACTACTTGGTCACCTACTACAAAAGTGTTCGATACGTTTATTCTTACGTTCCCGGAACTATTCGTTAAAGAAGACGTGTAAGAAGTCTTAGTTAGATACTCCTCACCAAACTTAACGTCGTATTTGTAGTAGCAGTTATCCGCATCGTAGAACGTAGTAATAGACGGATTAAAGTTGTAGCTTACTTGGCTACTTAAAAGTTTAGATAGGTCTTGTTCTCCATAGCCATTTAAATCGGGGAGGATTCTATATTCAGCTATTTTGTTAGACGTTCCGCTTTCGTATATGTCGAAGATATACCTGAAGCCTTGATTGTTTACGTTAGTGCTATCTATTATGAATTTACACTCGTTATAAGCTGGAGTTAAATCTTGTGGTTCTGCGATTATTGATATTGCCATAACTATATTAAAAGCGTTTTTATTCGTGTTTTTAGAAGGCTATGTAGCTATCGTCTGTGTAATAGTTTTCTTTTATGTACGTAGTCGCATATCTCACAGCATCCATAGCATCGTCATATAACTTGATAGGTTCGTCAGTTATGTTGTCGCCTATCTTTTTCCACTTGTAGTTCTCGTATTCTTTTTTTAAGTAGGGTATATCTTGACAAAATACTCCGAAGGTCTTTACATTGTCAATACCCTTTTTAACTACCTTGTTAGCGTTTAAGACATTGAAACCGCTGTTGTTCATTTCCTGTATTATTTCGGGTCTTGAGTAGTCAGCTAATATCTCTACATTCTCTTCGACTTTTAGTATCTTCATTTTCTCTATGAGATTCGAAGTAGTCAAATATGACTCGTAAATAATCGGTTCTATGTAAATGTCATTATCTCTCCAGTACACCCTCATTAATGCTGTGGGGTGGTTATATCCGAAGTCTAAGCCATAGACATAAGAAGTAAATTTAGCGGGTCTATGCGTTATGAATGTCCAATTAGAATAGATGTTAGATTTGCTAATGGCTTTTTCTCCGAGTGCGTAAATTTGATATAAGGCTTCGTCAGTTCGTTTTAAGTCCTCTATCTGACGTTTTATAGTTTCAGGTAGAAATGGATTATCTTTATAAGTGGACTTGATTAGTATTGATTCGTCTTTTGGTAACTCGTATAACCAACTCGAACTATCCGAAGGGTTGTAGTCGAATATTAGCTTAGTTTCGGTTCTCATATTCAACTGAGTGAAATCATCGTAGAATAGTTCGTTAGCTTCATTACACCACGCTATGTCACGTTTACGCCCTCTAATCTTTTGTTCGTCGTCTACGGAGAAGAACTCTACTATACTTCCGTTTGGAAACCTATAAATGTTCTCAGACATATTGTGATTCGTCTTTTCATAGATGTCTAAGTCTTTTAGTATTTCTAAGAAGTCACGCATAACAGTTGCACGTAATGCCGGGAAAGTCTTTCTAATGATACTCACTACCTTGTTAGGGTTTTGCAAACAATAGACGATAACCATTTGACAAAGTGAGTAGGTCTTACTTGAACGCGAACCACCTTCATTAATAACAAAACGCACCCCTTTTTCTTGAAGTGCGCTCCAGTTCTTTTCGAATATGATTGTACTATTTATTTCCATTTGCTACGTTATAAGCGT